TCTACCAGCAGCGTTCAATCCACCAGCAGGATCTTTACCAGCCTTCCTTTGCCATAACGGAGTAGCCATGTTACATACCTTACATATCTTACGTATTTTACGGACTTTTTAAGGGGGAGAATAATTTTAGAACCTTTGAGGGGAAACATATTTGTTGAGGTGCTATGATATATGATCTTACCACAGTTTTGAACCCCCCCCTTCTACTCACGACAGGTCTATAGAAACTCTCAATTCACCATCCACACGGTGATCTATCCGCTGAGCCGCTCTCATTCCTGCACGATCAAGCAGATCACGTGATGCTTCTAGCTGAACATACTCGCTCTTAGCACCGCTCGACAATCTGGTTATCGTCTTCAGAGCACTTGGTAACGCAGCTCCTATCGCCATGACCGTTCTCCGATGAACCTCTTGAATAATCAGGGGATTCTTCAGCAACCTGTTCGCTTCTACATGGCATCCAGACTCACTGTAACCCGCGTCCTTTGCAGCCTGTGTTCCTTGCCCACCATTCGCTACATACGCATCGACAAAGGCATCCTGCTTTAGCGTCATATCACCACTGGGTGTAGACACGTTAGCCACTACACGACCCATGTGTTATTCCTTTTCTCTCATGCATCAGTGTATAGAGTGGACCATCCAGATCGTCATGTAAATACGTAGTTCTACTTACTAATGGGGTTTATCCCCAGATGGTCTCGCCAAGCACCTTACTTTACCACAAGAATGTATCACACCAGTGAAGAACAACGGGTTTACCGTTTCGCCGACCCCCTATTAAAGGTATAGATTAAAGAGTTATAGATTGGCTGTCGCGTGCCCTATGATATTCCTCCACTATCTCCTAGAATAAAACGGGGACCCACCAACCGTCAAGGATCCAAGATAAAGTTTGCGAATGATTTAAGAGTCCCTATGTTGGCGGGATGTGATGTCGGATACTCGCCATACTCCCCATGCTCGGTCGGCCAAGAAAGAGGCCGCCCTGTGCGTGGGTCCGTGTGGCTCCGTGTCCGCCACCCCACGCCGCCTGTAAACTTTCTCTTGTCCCGTAGGCTCGCTTCGCTCGTCCTTGACGGTCGGTCCCCCCCGTTTTAATGGGGAGGGTGTTAGTAAGAAGAACTAGATGATCTGGTTCGCTAACATAGGAGAGATAACATGACTAAGAAAATCGCACAGAAGAACGTAGTTGTAACTGCAAACACTGCTGAACAGCTGCTGGACAACGTAATCATTAGCCTTAACCACTTCTTCTCTTATCCAGTCCAATACACAGACAAGCAGGGAGTAGTGCAGAATTACAACGGTCTTGAGTTTACACAGATCTCGGTTCTTAACGGGATGTGCTACAACTTGACCAAGCAAATCCGCTACTTCGATGACCAAGAAGATGCCTTGCGGGTCGAGGCTAAGAACCTAATTGAACAGGCACAAAACGGGGTCGAGATCTGGGAAGGTAACTTCACACGGGTCAAAGACAAATTGACTCGCATACAAGATTGCAAACACGCTGCTGAGATGGCACTGAAGATGTTCACGGAGCGTCATGACATACTCTCCGATAAGCCCTTCACTTACAACGCACCAGTTAACTTCAAGACTGCAGCCCCTAACAAACAGACTTCGACAGCAGCTTCCGAGCTAGCCAGTATGTTGGGTGTCTCGTTCGAACCACGCCGCTCTAACGGCACACTGTAACTAACTGAGGGATGAGTGTCTTAGACAGGCACTTATCCCTTTTTTTCCGTTCCGTTACCTGTAATATATAGAGCACACCCATCAGCACTCGCGCTCACAAAGAAAGGCGCAAGGCTGGGGGAGGCGAGTCACATGCACTTGCGCTTGAGAAAACCTGACCGACAAAAGTTGGCAGCAGTAAACTAAATCACACAGGAGAATTGATATGAACGCAGATATGTTTAACCATGCCTTTATGCTTTATATGCATGGTATTATCAGTGAGCGTGAGATGAACTACATGCTCGAAGAAGCAGCAGATTATGCGGAGAATGATTATGAATGCTTTTGAATTAATCAGTATGCTGATGTGGTTGTTCCTCATCGGCGCAGCAATAGACCACTTTCTTCTCATTCCATAAGGAGCAGAGAATGACAACGAACCGTGAACAACTGATTGCCAATGAAGCAATGTGCTGCATGAAATCATACATCGTAGAGATCATGAGATCACACTTCGATGGTGGTGATATGACTGAGATGAACGATAGGATCAGAGCAATGATCAAGGAGGTAATAGAAGATCATTATCTTGGAGAGGATCGTATTCGTGAGATCTGTCAAGAAGAAGTAGAAAACATGGACTACGAAGATAAGATGCGAGAGATTGCTCAAGAGGAAATTGCTGGCATTGATGCTGAGCAACTTCTTCGTGGGCAGACTATGACTATCACATTCGAATCATAACAAAACCAAACAGGAGAACTACCATGAAAACCTACATGATCATCAGCACAAGCTGGTCAGACAAATGCGTTATTGAATTTACTGGTAAAAATGTTGAGGCGTTCAATCAACTGTTCAACTCGCAAACTATGTATACTGAAGAAGGATGGGGGACATTGCTTGAGACTAACAGCAAAGGCAAGCCAGTTTCCCCACCATCAATCAAGTTAGCAACTCAGTCTGAGGTCGATGACATGATTGCCAAGGGGAAACTTGAACGAGAAGAAAAGATCAGGGCAATGCTCGATGTAGTCGAGGAGAATGAAGCAGCAGAATAATATCCCTTGTCTCCACTGCGGTAATGCAGTAGCGTTATCGCAGTGGAGGTATCAATGCTAATCAACTCATACGTTCTTCAGATAGAACTAAAAGCCTACCAATACGAAGTAGATCTAAAATCTGCATTTAAATTAGCAGGGCTACCAGACAGCACGTTCTACAGGGTAAAAAATGGACAAGACATGCGACTCTCAACAGCACTCAAAGTCTCTCGCGCTCTGGAAGAACTCCGTCAACAGGCCAAAGAAAGTTTCGATGAGAACACCAACGGTAGTTGAGGTGACATTCTATAAAGATCTAATCACTGAACTCATTCGAGAACGTGAGCGCAAAGGATTAAGTCAGGAAGAATTGAACAATGACATTGGTGTTTCTAGTGGGTTAGTCAGCAAGTGGGAGAGCGGTGTTAGATTGCCATCGTCCTTCTACATTATGTGCTGGTGCAATGCGCTTGATCTGAAACTTGTAACGGCAAAGGTAAATTAAATGGCTCGTCCTAAAGGATCTACCAACAAGACAGCAGAATCAACTCGTCGTGGTAAATACAATGCACAAGGTGAACATCTTGATGGTCATTGGTTTGCATCTGGTGCTGAAGCTAAACGCTATCTGCAATTGATGGATATGAAACATCAAGGCAAGATAGATAGACTTGAGTTGCAACCTAGTTATCAAATCATGGTTAAGGGTAAACACATTGCTAACTATCGTGCTGATTTCCGTTATGCTGTACTTGCTGATAGTGGTAGCATTAGTGGTATCGTTGTGGAAGATGTGAAAGGTATGGTCACAGATGTATACACGATGAAGAAGAAACTTGTCGAAGCACTCTATGATATGCAGATCAATGAAATTCCAGCAGGAAAGGTAGAGCACTGGGATAATAAACTACCATAGGAGAATGTATGAGCGACTTATATGTAAACAAAGATCCAGTAAACTATGTGGTTCCCGTACCAGACTGGCTAAAGACTATAATATCAGACGATCTTAACTACAAAGTTACCTATCTAAATATGAAGCACAGTCTGCCAGAAGAAGCAGACATTATAGAAGTCGAGCAGTCTCTTGTCGCCGCCGTCCTCTCTATGAGGCGGCTCCAAGATCCAGCTTCGACAGATGAGATTGATCAATCATTGCAAGCAATAGCCCGTGTGTTCAGAGCACAGATCCCTGATGGTATGGGCTATCAGATCTATCTGCAATCATTGCAATCAGTTCCATCCATCTCTTTCAAGGAAGCATGTCGCAAGATTTGTCGTGAGCACAAGTGGCCTAACATGCCATTGATTGCTGAGTTCATGACGGCTGCTGCACCCATAACAGATAGACTAGACACATGGGTCAAACGATTTACAGCAGCAGAAAATAATCTCAAGCGACTGAAGAAACTTGATTGACACACTTGCATTAATGCTACACAATACACGTATAACACACAGGAGATAACAAACTATGGCTAAACCAATGAATCGTGCCAATGGTATTGGCGGCTCTGACGCAATGCGGATTATGAGCGGAGACTGGAACTCTCTTTATCTAGAAAAAAGAGGACTAAAAGAACCAGAAGATCTGTCGATGGTATTCAAAGTCCAGCTTGGTATATGGACAGAATCTTTTCATCTTCAATGGCTTGAGCATAAGTATCTACTTGATATTGATCTGTCTATGGATCGCATCCAACATGAAGATGAACCTTGGTTGTATGCCCATCTTGATGGCTGGATTAAATCAGAAGATACATTCATCGAGGTTAAGCACTCTGGCAATCATGCAAACAGCCACGAGAAAGCACGATACTATATGCCACAACTTCAACACTACATGATGGTCACTAAGAAAAGACACTGCATGTTTAGTGTGATCTGCGGCAACACAGAACCAGAGATGATTCGTGTTGATTATGATCCTGAGTATCAGTTGCAATTGTTCAAGATGGAGAAGGCGTTCTGGTGGCATGTCCAGAATAAAGTCGAGCCTGAGATTGTCCCAAACGCAGAACTCCAGCGCATCGAAAAGTCCGTCGAACTTATCCCAGTAGATAACCTGATTGTTGTCGATATGGAAAACAATAACGAATGGACAAGCGCAGCCATCGACTATGCCGAGACTATCAATGCATCCAAGAAGCATGACGCAGCCAAGGAAACATTGCGTGGTCTTATCGCTGACAACGTAGGTGAAGCCTATGGCGTTGGTATTATAGCCAAGCGTGACAAGCGTGGTCGTGTATCCATCAGAGCAGCTAAGGAGAAGTAAGATGGATGAGTCATTCAAACTCTATCGTAAACATGCACAGCCAACCAGCATCATGGCAGCAGAAGCAATCTATCCTCATCTGTCTATCTTTCATAATCGTATCATCGACTATGCACGTGAGGTTGGTATGTCAGGTTTTACAGATATTGAAATGAATGAGCACTTTGGAACTATCAAATCTACCTATCGAGCAAGACGTTCAGAGGCAACAAGAGAAGGTATCATTGTTAACTCTGGCGTAACTCGCAAGCACCATACAGATACGTATGGTAGATAGCACACTGTCTGGATTCATAAGGACTATAAGCCATGACAATGAATGAAATTGAGGCATACCTTGAAGAAATAGCAACTGAACTGTTGTTCTCTGATGTCAAACATTTAGTCAAACTTGGCAATGATATGATGGAGAAACTGTCAGAACATAGAGCAGGATACGATGAGCCAGACGTACACGATGATGCAGACGGAGATCATGCATCAGCACTAGCATCTGCTGGCTTTGGAACAGACGAAGACTATAATTCACACACACACGGATGGGAAAACGATGACTATGACTACTAAGAATTTACATCAGCGTCTTGCAGCAGCAATGGGCAAGGTTGATTATATCCAGAAAGAAAAGAAACAAGGTATGCGTTACTCAATTGTATCGCATGACTCAGTGACAGCAAAGGTTCGTCCTGCTTTGTTGGCAGAAGGGATCATCTATCATATCGTTCATCTTAACTATGAGCAGATCGGTAATCGTACACACTGCTTGCTGACCATGCGCTTTGTTAACATTGATCATCCAGATGATTGCATTGATGTCATGTCGTTTGGCTATGGCATCGACGATCAAGACAAGGGTGCTGGCAAGGCTATGTCATACGCTGTCAAGTATGCACTGCTCAAGACGCTCGGCCTTGAGACAGGCGATGATCCCGATGAGAATCAGGACGCGCAATTCAACAACAAGATGCTGACTGAAACTCTCGAAGTTGCAATCAGTCTGTGTGTCACGGCTGCTGATCTCAGCGATGTGGCAGGACAAATCAAGACCAATGCCGAGCACTTAGGCAAGGCAGAGATGGCAATGCTGCGTCAGAAGTATGCAGCCAAACAAGAGGAACTAAAAAATGCTGGCTAAGATTACACTCGTAGGAAACATGGGCAAGAAGCCCGAGATCAAACAAAGCGGCGATGGCAAATCGTTTGCAAAGTTTTCAGTAGCGACTACTGGATGGTCCAAAACAGAAGGCAAGGCTACCACATGGTGGGATGTGACTTGCTTCAATGACAAGAAAGCACAGTTCCTTGACAAGTATGCTGAGAAAGGCAGCAAGGTCTATGTCGAAGGAAACGTAGGCAAGCGTACATACATTGACAAGGAAGGCAAAGAGAGAATGGCAGTTGATATTATTGTCAACGCTTTCTCAGGAGAAATCCATTTGCTTGGCAAGGCAGAAGGCGCAGAGCAGACACAAGATCTGCCGCGTGACTCTGTATCTCCAGAAGATATGCCATTCTAAAATAAGGGGGGAGCAATCCCCCCACCCACACAAAGGAGAACACAATGGAAAAGCTGAACCCATACCAGCAAGTAACAAACACGCTTATCAATATGCTCGACGATGCAGGAGAATGGAGTCCACCTTGGCGCAAGACAGGGTTTGGAACGCCGACCAATGCCTTTACCTTGCAAAGATACAACGGATCAAACATCCTCATGTGCTGGGCCAGCGGCATCAACAATGGATTTGCATCAACGCGATGGGCCACGTTCAAACAATGGGCGCAGATGGATTGCAAGGTAAAGAAGGGCGCAAAGGGAACGCCTATCCTACGCTACAATGTATCTGACAAGCCGCAAGATGACGGCACAAAGCGCAACGTAGTCTTTGCATCTACCGCATATGTGTTTAACGCAGAGCAAGTGGACGGTGAGCGGTCATTGGAACCGAAGCCGCCAAGTAGCGAAGGGGCCAATGAACGCAATGTGGAGATTGAGTCGTTCATCGCTGCAACAAATGCGGTGATCTCATATGGTGGCGAAACAGCTTGTTACATTCCATCTGTAGATAAGATCCTTATGCCAGACATTGCCACCTTCCATAGTGCTGGTCATTTCTACTCGACCTCATTTCATGAGTTGATCCATTGGACTGGTGCAAAAGATAGACTCAACCGTGAACTATCTACCAAATATGGAAGTGACAACTATGCATACGAAGAACTTGTTGCTGAGCTTGGTGCTGCATTTCTAGCAGCAGACTGGGGCATAACCAACAATGTGCGTGATGACCATGCCAAATATCTAAAGGGCTGGCTCAAGATCATGAAACAAAACAGCACTGCTATTGTTAGTGCAGCCTCATTAGCAAGCAAGGCAGCAGAATATATCTCAGACTTTAGTATGAAGAAGAGCGAGGCAGCATGATTACCGTAAAGAATATAGCAGACATTGTAGCAGAAGTTACATGTACAGAAATCAATGACATCTTTGCAAAGAAGCGTGATCGTGTGACAACATATGCTCGTGCTCTTACAGTGCATCTATCCTATGATGTTGCATCAATTGGTAAGTCACGTATTGCAAGATCGCTTGGCGTTGACCACTCGACAGTTATTGTAGCCTTGCAGAAGAGCAAAGATATAATTGCAAAAGATCCAGACTGTCTACAAGCAGAGCATTATGATAAGGCGTATAAACTAATTGTCAGTCGCTACTCAAAAGATATTGTGAACAGGATTGATAAACTTAAATGCAAAGAACTGATGGACGAGTTGGCTCTTGTTCAGTTTTCATTGAAGCGTATCATGGAAGAACTAGAAACAATCAGCTTTATAAGGGACTAACATGAAAAAAGAAGATGTGTTGCGGCTAGCTTTTCAAACCGTTGAGCAGCGTGGAGATACATATGGGTCACCATATGAGAACTTTAAGAAGGTAGCAGATATGCTAACTGCATATTTGGGAGTTGATGTTCAGCCACATGATGTATGTGTCATTGAAATCATACAGAAGATTGTGAGATTGCAAACATCAAACGGTCTTCATGGTGATTCATGGATAGACATTGCTGGATATGCTGGCATAGGTGCAGAGGTAGCATATGAAGAAGAAAAAGAAAGTATCAGCATCAAGGAGTTTCTACGCAAAAGTTTTAGAATGGAAGATCCACCATCCCAAGATACTTCCAAGCCGCAAAGCAAAGCCTAAGCGTCAGAAGAATAAAGAGAATATGGATATACAAAATGGAACAGACAGTTGATCTCGTCGATCATTACAAAGAAGTAAGGCAGAGACTTAACCAAGCAGGATATAGATATGCAAAAAACAAAGAGGTAAGCAAACTTCTAAAGGTTAAACAAACAGCAGAAGATATGGTTATGCTTGTCAATCTGGAGAGAGAGATTGTTAATGATCTTAAATCTAACTGGAGATTGATAATAGAAAAGATTGCCATGCGTATAGACAGACCAGTTGAAGAGTTTCTTAAAAGCAAATCAAGAGAACGCAATCTGACATTTGCAAGGCAAGAAGCCTACTATCTTCTTCGCAGACAAACCAACATGTCACTACCACAGATAGGAAAGAAGTTTGGCAAAGACCATACAACAATCCTTAGTGGCTATCTTGCACACATCAAACGGAATAGGTTGGAGCAATGACTGGATTCCAAAGCAAACGTATGGCTGTCAATCCTTGGATTAACAATGACATTCATAGAAGCAAACCAAAGATTGTAGAACCAAAACCAAAATCAAATCTTATAGTCGTGGTTAAAAAACAAAGACCATACCCTACTAAAGAACGACTGCATGAGTTGTTCATCTTAGATGGCAATCAACTTGTGCGTAAAAAGCCACATCATAAAGAACGATCAGATAGAACGGCTGGCTATATAGCAAGAGGCAAATGGTATGTGCTTGTCGATGGAAAGCAGTGCATGATTGATCGGCTAATCAAGATCTTCAAGGGAGAAGAGTGATGGACATTGTTATAGAACTAAAAGATGCATATGCATTTTTAGGTGACCCGCTACATCGTAAGGCTTATGAAGAGATTGAACGGTTGCGGGAAAAATTAACCAAACAAAATGAAGACATAGAAGAGTTGAAAAAAACTATCGAAACATTAGAGGAAGAAGTCTATGTTCGTACCAGTGATCTAACTCACGTTTTTGTAGGTATGAACCACAAGGAATAGTTATGAGCGAATCAGCGCAGATGTATATTGGTGGTCTTCTTACAGGAGGCGTATTGTATTTTGCTGCGCAGATGATCTTGCTTACAATCAGAATAGATATTGACCGCGGAAGACAGGTCGGCCTCTTACCATCTCACAAAACTCAGGAGGAAGTAGATGACCATCTTCGTCAAATGTTAAAAGAACAAATCCTTCCACTACACGAGACGGGCCACCTTCTGTATATTCAAATGCAGGTGATTTTGGATCGCCTAGCATCCCTGCCTCAATTCCCCAATGAGAGCCATTACGATTCCGAACTGCGTAAACTTGTAACTGATGAGTATGATTCGTTACAATCGAAACTCCTGAATGAAGTGCATTGTTCCATGCAGCGTGGATGCCTCCACGAAACCGATGACGAACCTCAACCTCATTCAACATCACAGAGTAAGTAAACTGCCAGTTAGGAAACCTGTCTTGCAAGCGACCAGCATAGTCTTCTAACTCTGGCGCATTGTTAGCCAGATAGTTATCAACTCGCATATCATGGTTGCCAACAGTCCAATAAGTATGCTCTGCAAATGGAAGCATTTTAAGCCACCTGTGCAGCTCATCAATTTCATCAGATAACTTGGGTGCTTTGCCACCAAGCATCCTGCCATGACGGCTGACACGAGCACCATCTAGCATGTCTCCGTTAAGGATGATGCAATTAGGACGAGTCTTATGTGCTATCTCACAGAAGGCTTTCCACATTGGAGATGGGCCAATAGGCCAGACATGAGCATCGCCACCTATTAATGCAGTCTTGTTAGCCATCTCAATTGATTGTGATTGAGGGTATGTCCATTGGATAGAAGTGCTAAAATCTTTCTCATTTAAAGTTTCTTTAGCTCTTAGCAATCTGCTGCGAAATGTTTCCCTTGGTATCTTGTTGATTTTAGCTGCCAAGGAATAGTTCATGCCAGCATCAACGTAATACTGCATCGTCTGACGAAGCAGAGTATTTGACATTTTATGAGCCATTATGCATACCTATTGTAAGCTGCTTCCAATTTGGTATCGTATTGGTTCGTAGCATAAGCAGGACCATTATAACCCTTGGCAAACCCAGCCCAGTCTTGAGCCTTTAGTTTATTAAGCAAGTTTGCGTTCTTAATAAAGTTCAACATGTGTTTGAGTTGCAGTTCTTCAGACTCGGTAGCCTGATCAACCATTTCCTCTACTGAAGCACAGCCAGCAGCAGCGTAGTTGCTACCCATTACTTGACCCATACCCCATGAAGTAGAGAGCAGTGCTTCGCGTGGTGCTATGTCATATGCTGCCTCGATCTCTTGATACACAGCACTTGATCCTTTTGGGTAAGGCAACGTACCCCACTTAGGATAAGCCAGTTTCTTGGATACAGCCTCATCTACCAATGCCTGATCGTAGTTAGCCTTGATATATTTATAGAAGTGATGGC